CAAATTGTTTGAGCACATCGAGCCCGTTATCAAAATCGAGAATTCGTAGCTTGTATCCTGCGGCAACGAGAGAAGCAAGGCTACCAGTTTTTCCACTTTTGGAGTCTCCTTCTATTAATAATTTTGTATATTCATTCGACTGGTGCTGAGCTAGACTTGTCATTTGCTAGGATCTCCGTGTAGAGGGTGAGAAGGTCGCCTTCGTGGACATCGGCTTTCGGCCCGGTGCAGATGAGCCGCCCTAGGCCTGGGAGCTCGATGGAGAATTCAAGGAAAGCACCGCGCTCGTTGACCTTCCCCACAGCGAACTTACCGAGGATGAGTTTGTAGCGGAGCCGGGGGTCAGTCATTGACGGCTCCTGGGTAGATTACAAGAACGTTGTTCTGACGCACCACGTGAGCGTAGGAACCATTTGTGATGACTTGGTTGATCCATTTTATGTAGTAGTCCACATCACGCTTGTCGCCGGTGAAGTGAATACGGACCTTTTCCGGTTGCCGAGGGAGTTTCATCGAGCTCGTAGGGGATTCCATTTCTCACCTCTTGTGAATTCGGATTTGAGGAAGTTCTGACGAACGCTGGGGGACTTGGAGCAAACCTCTCTAAATTTGCACCCTCCATAGTTTCCACAGGACGCCTCGTTCATGGGCCAGCTTCCTGAGGTCGCACAGGCTTCCATAGCGGAGGTCCAGACCCGAAGGTCGGCCAGCCATTCTTCGTTCTGATCTGGGGTGCGGAAGGTAAACCCCCGTGCGAACTCGGAATAACCAGCGGATCTTGAATTCTCCCCTTTCACCTCCGCAGCGTCGATAATTACCCCGCGCACCGGAGAGCCGATTACGATTTGCCCAGCGATGGAGTAGAGGGACATTTGATTGTTCGGCGACCATTGGTCGAAGTAGTAAGCAGTCAACGCTGAGGTTGTGGTTTTTCGATCCATAACAAAGAGGTTGTCTTGGAAGTTGACTATGCGATCGAGGTGCCCACAGAGGAGGTAGGGTTGGACAAGATCAAGAGCCTCCATTCCAGGACTATGGCCAAACTCAGCTGGATTGTGCCGTGACGGCCCCCAATCCAACTCCAGCCGGAAGCTAAGCTCACAAGCCGGCTTCCCATTCTCCAACACTACCGTCTCCGCCGGATCTGTTTCACGGGGATACTTATCCAAGTACCAGACAACTGTCCGAAGAAGTGACTCAAAAGACTTGGCACGTATGGAAGGTTTGGCCTCTGAAACATCCGGATAGTCCTCACGGTTGTCACAAAGCCACCGGACGACTTGAAAAACAGCTTCTTCATGGTCATGGTTTTCGAGTCGAAGGATGTCATAGTTGTGTAACGCCGCATGATAAAGAATCCCGAATTTGAGATGCACCGATTCGTCCTTCGACTGCCAGCCCTCGATCATGATGTAGTAATAGAGCCTCGGGCAGGTTTTGAAATATCCTATACTCGTCGAATCGAGGGCGAATTGGATATCGGTGCCTGGAAGGAATGGGGAGGGGGCGCTTTCGCCTTCTGATGGCGGTAGTGTGACTGCGGGGTCCATATAAGGTGTTCCTTTTTGTGAAGGTTACGACGTGCTGCACGATAAGTGATGCTAGCTCGGGGCATTAGAACCTCCTCTTTAGCGGTGCCTTCGGTGGCTGTGCCCCTTTGATCACCTTCATCACATCCGCGAGGGCATCGTCATCGATTGAGCGGGCCTTCTTCCCACCGGATTCGTAGATCGCACGCTGCCGACGGATATCAGCCACGATGATTTCAATCTCCGGTGGGGAGGGTGGGATGCCCTCGGCGAGGCGGCGCATGACTTCGTTTAGGTCGTTCATTGGCTCTCCTTTAAGCCCCCAGGGGCAAGATGGTTGGGCCTACCCCTGGGGTGTCAGGGTAAACATAACCGCGGATACGGTTGAACAGTCCTTCTACGGAACCAATGGACCTGCCATCCTCAGCGAGAGGGAGTCATTCCTTCTCGGACGGCTAAGAAGCCGTTTCGGCACTATTCCGCAGCGTCATCGAGTTCGGAGAGGCTTTCAACGATCATGGAGTCGATCGAGGCGTGCTCGACGTAGACCCACCACGCACCCTCGGTGTCTTCTTTGATCCGCACGACCAGGGGGTCGTAAACCGAGCGGCCGTAAAGAGGGTCCCCCTCGTCGTAGATCTGAGTATTATCCCTCCGGTCCACAGTGCGTGCATAGTGCAACCGCGAGCGGAAGGTGCACGCTGCGGCGTAGTCGGAGAACTTAATTCGGATTCCCTTAAGGTCATCCTTCGCCCGATCAAGGGCATCATAGGCATCGCCGTAAGAGAGCCGAGTGGTGGGGGCTGTCATCGAATGTCCCTTGAGTTGATGAGGAATAGTTCGTTTTTCGCACGAGTCATGATCACATAGCGAAGGTTCATCTCCTGTTCCTCTGGGCCGATCATCCATTCATCGAGGAAATAAACCCTATCCCACTCCAGGCCCTTCGCTTTGTGCCCGGTGAGGAGGTCTATGGTGCCCTTTTGTTCAAAGAGATGCTCAATGTAAGCCAGGGCATGCTTCAACGTCGGCCCGTAGTGGGCAAAGACCCGCATACAGTCCGCGATATCCTTGGAGGTTTTGCTCCCAGCCTCCAACCGCTCCCCTTCCCAATCCTCTATCGCGGAGAGGGTGGAGTCTTGAGACATATCCTCCGGTCCCAGCTTTCGCATAATCCCGGCCACTTTTGGCCCCATATCAGAACCATGCACACGAACGCTGCGGCCAGCGCCAAGCAAGCGTATGGCCAGGCGGAATAGCGGTGCGTTGTTGCGGCAGATAATCGCGGAGTTGTCGAGGATTCCTCCGAGGGTGGGGTTTTTAAGCTCTCCAACAAAGCCTCCGGGTTTGGACCATTTGAAATGCGGAACGCGCCAATGGACGGAGCGGACTACGGCTTCGGGGCATCGGAAGGAGATGGAGAGGTCGGAGACGGACATGGCAAATCTCGCACGAAGCTTTTCCATGCCCGCTTGTTCTGCGCCTCGAAATCCATAGATGGATTGCCAAGGATCGCCCACAGAAATGAGGCGGTTCTTTGCAAGCTTGTCAAGCATAGCGTGGTTGACAGGTGAGAGGTCTTGGGCTTCGTCGACCATGACCATTGGAAACTTTGGAAATGTACCTCCGAACAGTGCGGGCATGTATATTTGATCGTTGTAGTCAATGTATCCCCGATAGGCCGTTTTGATAGAGAGAATGAGGAGGGCATCGATTAAATCCTTTGCTAGTGGGGAAGGAGGTTCATCAAGAGCAAGGGCCAGAGCATCCCAATCACAAAGGCGATTAGCATTGGGATACTTGCCATCAGGGATATAACCCAAGGCTTTGGCGAGTTCAATTCCTTGTCGAACCATAGACAATTCCGCCCACGCTTCGGATTGCTCTGGTTTGGACCATGAGGAGACGTGCTCACGGAAATGCTCCATGGTTTTCTTTGGATTGAGGGTGAGGTGGCCCTGGGCAGATTGCCAAATCCCGTGCCCACATCCGTTGAGGGTTTTGATCTTGGTTGTGGAGGAGAATTCACCGGAGTCGATGGCTTCATCAGCGTTGCGTTTGTTGAATACAAGGTAGAGGATGTTGGACTTACGCCCAAGAACACCATCAATCATCTTGAGCGTGGCGGTTTTGCCGGTGCCTGCGAGGGCGTTGATCTGAAGGTTGCCCTCAGCGCGAGCGGTATCAAGGATAGAGGCCTGCTCATCGGTGGGGGCTAGGCGTGGAGATGGGGAGAGCATCTAAAATCTCCTCTTAATTGGCTCACGTTGGACCTTCAGCCCAAGGGCAACGAGGTCGATCTTATCCACAGCATCCCCTTTTTCATCCTCAAGAAGGCCGAGGGTGTGGGAATAGACCCGACCCATCGGTGGGCGCTCAATGGCAAATAGAATTGCATCGCAGGGATTCTCAGCTGTGGCCGTATGGGCAAAGCCCTCATCGTCAATCATACAGACATACCAATCCCCTGGGGCGAGTTGGCAGAGGGAGCCAAGCAGCCAGCCGGTGGAGTTCAGGGAGAGGATGAGGGATTCGAGGGTCATGTTCAAATCACTATCATGTGGGATGTGATTGGCTGATCGCAGCGGCATCCTCTGCCGCCTTTTCCAGCACCGCGATAACCTCTTGCTCGGTCCTGCCGGGGGTGTCATTCCACTCCGTCAGAGACGTTTTGGTCAAGGCATAGATTGCATATGTCGCATCCATGTAGTCCAATCCCTGGGCATTATGGTAGAGCGCACCGGTCAGGCAGACCCGTCCCTGGCCGTCGCTGGCTACGTGTTGGCACCAGCCGTGATCGCGGATGTATTGCGCAGCGTTCAGCAGGACCTTTTGGTGCGGCTTCAGGTCCCATTTAGGGTCGTGGAGCATAGCATCCTCCTCAATCACCGATGTGCGAGGTCGAAATACATCAAGATCACAAACACGATCGCGAGCAGGATCGATAAAACCTTTATGTAAAGCCCACAGGATTCAAGGGTCATGGGGATTTCTGCTCAAGGGCCGCCACGAAGCTAGTCACGGCCAAAGTCTTCTGGACCGAAGTGGAGCCGCCCCGTTGGCTGCGGCCGTCGATCCACAACGACCGGCACGCTACGCCATCTTTTCCCATCCCACTGTTCTATGATGTTGAACAAGCTGCGGCATTGCCCTTGGTACTCGCCAGGGGCGTTGTATTCCGTTTCGGTACCGGGCATGTTTTTCATTGTCGAAGGTTCCGCACCGAGGCAGTTGCGAGTTTGGTGACGTTGATTTGGGTTAGCTTCAGCATCTCGCCAATCGCGAGGAAGCCCTGCCCACGAATGGGTTGGTCGTTGGATTTGTTGAGGTGCCCGATCATATAGGCGGCTTCCTCAGCCATGCGAAGGTGCTCGAGAAGCTGTGCGAAGGTGTCGGCTTCGGAGATGGCTCCGCCGATGGTTTCATATGGAAGTCGGTTGGTCATAGGATTCCCTTCCTGCGTAGGATTTCTAGGGCCTTGGATTTCGACTCCGTCGACACCTCCGGCTTGACCCGTTTGGGCTCCATAGGGAAGGTTGCCCGTGAGCGGCCGTTGGTGGGTTGGTTACGGGATTCACGGTCGAGGAGCTTAAGAACCTTTGATAGGGCACCCTCAGTCTTATCAAACTTCGTGATAAGCCCGCTGGCCAGTTCGACATAAATCGCCCCTCGATCATGCCAGATTCGGCAGGAGTAGGAGGGGGAGTTTGCGAAGGTTGGGACTACCATGGCGTGAGCCTTTGTTCATCGGGGGTCATGATCCACCCTCCAATCGCTGCGTGAGTTCCTTCGCGAAGGTTGTTAGGGAAAAGGTGGTGGGGAATTCGAAATCAAGTTGAATCATCATGTCCCCGCTATTACTATCAGCAATAATGGTAAAGTTATTCTCCCGGAGGATGGAGATGATTTCAGCCTCAAGCTTGCGCCAAGTCATGAGAGTAACCACTTTGCGACCACCGCAAGCCAGCGCCAACGCAGACCAGATACGATCCATCTCTGGCGCTCAATATCAAATACAGCATATGGAGGATACGCGCCGTCTGCACAGTAGTTGCTTTGCCCACCGGGGCGTTCGCTGCCTTCGATTACAAACATGCTGTCCTCCATTCTATGTACCATTATACCTGATAACGCGGTGAAAGTCAAGAACAATCCCTTACCTAGTCCGGCTGATATGGTCTAGTCAGGGACAATCGCAAAAGGATAACGCGGATATCCCTCATGGTCTGCAAGACCGCTCGCAATAGGCGGTCACCCTCAGTCTCGTGGTCAGGGGGAGAGGGTGGAAGGAAGATGATTGGCATGCGTGGCTTAGTCATTGTGGTCTCCTAGGGATCGCACAATCAAGTTAACCATTTCCTTGATTTCTGCCTGTGCAATTTCGTATTGATCCATCAATGCAATACCTTCCTTCCCAAATGTTGCTGCAAGGCGATGCACAATTTCAGTATTTAATGATTGATGATTGTGCTTTGCTTCCTTTTTAAGCCGCTGGTGCATTATTTCTGGCATGCGAAATGTGATACGTAGGAAAGTATAAGGGTGGCGCTTGGTCATTGTGGCCTCCATATATGAAAAAGGGGAGGGATTGCTCCCTCCCCTGGGATTATTAGGTCAGGCTGCGATGGCAACCTTGACTGAATTCAACTTCGATTGAACATCATTGGCGGTGTTGAACCAATGATCCCGAGCTTCCGACATATTCCGAAGGGCATCCTCCAGTTCCATGATCTTCAGTTGTGCGTCGTCACGCTCCCTCTTGGTGGTATCAAGGGTCTGGGCCGTGGCGATGAATTGATTATGCCAGTTATCGCTTGTGCCAACAGCGATACTGTGCAGATTAGCCGTTGTGGCGTGATCGCTGCGCTCCTTATCAAGATCAGCCCGAAGCTGGGCGTTCTCATCCTGGAGAGCCTGCCTCTCAGTGCGAAGCCGCTGGACCTCCTCATCCAACCTCGCGGTAGTCTCACGATACACCTCAACATCGTGCTTCAGCTGCTCAACCACCGTGCGAAGCTCCTCCACCTCCTTCGCAAGGGTGGAAGCCTGGATCACGCTATCCGCAAGGCCTTGGAAGAACTTGGAGACAGAGGTGGCGTCGTCTGCGTTGAAAGACATGGAAGGAGACTCCTGGGTTGTGGTAGGAATGGTTTCCTGGGTGGTGGTAGGGATGATAGTGGCGGCTGGGCGGATGGTGATACCAACAAGATTCCCATCAGCATCAAGCTGTCCAGCGATGAAATGCTTGCCCTTGGAACAAGGGAAGTACAACTCCCCATGGTATTCATCGTATTCAAGCGTGACCGGCCCACTTGCGCAGTCAAAGCCGTGAAGATCAACGATATCCCCGGCCTTTAGATCGCTGATCTTGGCCCATTCGGGATGATCTCCAAAATCATCCATCTTAATTTCCGTATGCATATACATAACAGTCCTCCTTACGTTGCCCTACTACAGGGAATGGGCAGTTTTACGTCATGCCCAGGACATTCCCAGATCAGCAGCTAGCTTTAGAAGTGCTAGATCGTGCTAGAATGCAACCGGTCGCAAGATTAAGTGGTCATGACTCCACTTAACAATTAGTGCGCAGTAGCTTGGGCAGGCTTGCCCTTGCCCTTAGCAGCCTTCACAGCCGCTGCAACGTCCTCCGCAGTGGCAGTGTCCTTCTTCTTCCTCGTCGGCGCGACCTTGGGCTTGGCGGTTTCCGCCGAGGCAATAAGATCAGCCAACGCGGTGCCTTCCTTCGGCTTCGCGATGATGCTCTCGCGAGCTTTCATCTTCGCGACATTCTCTCGCGCCTTAACGAGATAGGACTCATCCTCGGCGATAAGTTCATCCGCCGCGGCTGTAATCACACTGGACTTGATCCCAGTGATCTTCTTTCCCGCCTCTCGGAAGGCAGCCTTCACCGCCTCACGTGCCAAGCGCCTGGCCTCGGTAGTCACCTCTCGGCCCTCCTTAGCCGCAGCCTTGCGCTTTTTGAGGTTGCCCTCAACCAGGTTCTTCAGGTTTTCCTCGCCCTTCGCGAGGGCAGCGGACTGCGCTTCAGCAAGATCATCACCATCAAGATCCTTCACCGTGATCTTGCTCATGTTCTTATTCAGGAGGGTCTTGAGGCCTTCCTGAAAAATCGCTGCGTAGATTTCATCCGAAAAGGCTTCGGTGTCCACGCTGATATTCTTCTTCGCTTTGGTGATAGCAACCGCTATCATGGGCATTGACGACTCCTTTTGGTTAGGCCAAGGGCATCCTAGGACTCTTTCATACTCCCTCCTATTGCTGCCGATGGGTGTGCTAGGGATTGCACGATCAAGGGGAGAGATAAGCTCCCCTTGGGCTTGCAATCACCATCCTATCGTTATCAGGATGGCCCACACGTAGGCCGTTACGGCTACGCTTAGTAGGAGCATGGCTCCGGTGATGATTGCTGACATTGGTCCCTCCTGCTCAAGGTGATAGTGTCTTGATACAATCCTCGATCACCTTGGCAATACTCGGTGCTCTGTTTTCCCTTGCGTGCAGAGCAATCTCTTGCAACACCTCGACATAAGAGTATTCCATCAACATCGACCAGAGATCGTCGCGATATGAATGTTCCATTATCGGTTGGGTGGTCATGTTCTTGCTCCTGCTCAACGGATGGATTGCACAACGCTATTAACCCGTATCGCCTTGGCAATCCACCACTTTGCAAGTGGCATATCCTGCCAATTCACCGCAATATGCTCCGCCTTCTCGTAACAAATCTCCCGGATCATTTCAAGCACGCTCCCAAGCCCTTGGCTGTCAATCAACCTCTCAAGTTGCTCACTCGGTGTCCAGGAGATAGTAGGTGCATCCCGCGTCTCAGTGATTGGTATTTGCTGAGTCATTTGCTTAATCCTTCATCCATTCGGGGTAACAGTTTAGGTTGTGAAGGAACTGGTCTGTCTCTATTGAACCAAATCGGTGCTCCGATATAAGCACTACATACTCGCGCAAAGTTTCGGTGCAACCTTGTGCGATTAGTTCATTACGTAGATTACGCAGCGTTGTGGCTTTAATCCATGTATCAACTTGACGTAATTCGCTGCGGGCAACGTTGACCAGATCACTAATAGGCCTACTCCATATCTCCTTCACACGCTGTTCAGTGATTATAGATCCATCGAGCATATCCTCATTATGTTCGTTGCTCATCTTCCCATCCTCCGTTTTGCCTGTTCAATCCACTTAGGATCACTCTCCACCAATATCCTCGCCGACTTCCCAATATCCCTCGGCGAGAAGTCCTTAGGATCATACCCACGCTGCACCATGGTTGCCATAACTGATTTCTTCGCCAGCTTAACCGCAAGCTGATAAACCACGTTATGGATACTACCTTGTGCCGCTGTCATTTGCTAGTCCCCGATTTCAACCACAAGTATACCACCACTCGCCGTCATTTACAATAACAATCGCAACGCGCACCGTGCATCACACCGATGGTTTACGCTCCGCACGCTGCGATTCTTCCCACGCACCTAGTCCACTCTTATCCTGCCTCATCCTACCTCATCTCATTCTCATCTGACCCTGATCAGTAGTGATAGCCTAGTCCAGCCTCTATGGCCTCCTGTCTCGATTTTGCACAGTGTGGGCGGGTCTTACTGTTCTTAATTTTTTTTTTTTTTTTTTTATCATAAGGAACACTATCCGAATGTTTCAATAACTTCTGCCAATGTGCCCTAGGAGACATTACCAGACTATCACTACCGACTAGAGCACCATGAGAGTAGGATCAGATCGGATGAGGGATGGCTTGCCCTGGGCGATCTGATCCTTTGCGCTGCGTTTTAGCCGTATCGATACCTCATCCACTGATACCTATGCAGCGCTCGCCACACTTGACCGAGCGCCCTCCGCCTTGACCTACGACGCATGACCGCCACTCACCTGCGCCGCAATGAAGTCCGCCAAGCTGCCCTTACTCTGCTTCGCCTTGGCTGGCTTACGATCATCCTCCACCAGCGCCGCGCTAAGCTTGCCAAACCGATAACCAAACACCATCCGCTTGCCTTGCGGAATATCCAGGCTCGCAACGGCCGTCGCTTCAAACGCCTCTCGTAACGCCGCTGCCTTGCGCTGCGCTGCCTTGTACTCGCCATAGGCCTTCTGCGCCTCGACATCCAGCGTCTCGACATCGATGTCCATCCAATTCGCATCGCTCATCTTACTCTCCTATGGATCGGGACAGGGATTGCCCGATCGACGAGCCGATCATAGCCCAGACAAACCGTGAACGCTATGCTCATTTCGACGGGCAGCCATGCGCCGCCCGCATGGCGTTCGTGGAACGTTACGTGAACGAATCCTCACGAAAGCCACCCCCACCCCCAAAAATCGGCCCTCGTCGGCGGCCCACTACCCCTCCGCGCAAAAATATTAAAATTTACTTTCCGCCCCTCCTTTTCTTCTTGACTTCCGGGGATTGGAGGTGCATAATGGTGGGAGAATTGAAATTTGCGAGGGAAGATGTACGTTGAGATGTGGGGCAAGCGGAGCCGGAGCAAACCGCATTCGCTGCGCCAGCTGGTCGCGGAGGATGAGGTGGTGGCCAAGCGGGGGAAGCCGAGCCTGCCGAAGTTGAAATTCATGGAGGGGCTTGGCCCCGAGGATCCGAGATATGACGCGGACGCGCGGGCGGCCTAAGGGGGGATACATCCCCGATGAAGATCGGCGCCCTGCCTTGCAGCGTATCAAGGAGCGTCATCGGCTGCTTGCGAAGTACATCGCTGCGGGGCTCACGCGGAATGAGATCGCAGCGCGGCTGGATTACACCCCCGAGCGCGTGGGGCAACTCTCCCTCGATCCAGCGATGCAGAACCTCGTGGCGCAGTTCCGTAATCACGAACACGTCCGAGCCATGGCAGGTTATGATGAAATCGCTCTTATCCGTAGCGTCTCGGTGCAGAATACCCTCCGCGCTGCCCTGGCGATGCAGGATACCCTCAATTATTATGAGGACGCCGATGAGCGCATGCCCGTCCGCGAGTCCGCGAAGATCTTCGAGCTCTCCGCAGACCGGGTCGGCTTCGGGAAGCATGCAACCAACATCAACGTGAATGTCGATTTCGCAGCGCAGCTGGATCAAGCCATCGACCGCTCGCGCTCCGCAAAGCTCGTCTCCGGGAAGTTGTCCTCCCCCGATTCTTCCCGTGAGGGAGGGGCTGGTGCCGCCACCCATACACCTCCACCAGCCCCTCAACTTTCGGCGCCGCAGGAAGGGGAGGAGCCTCGTGGGGAGGTTCTTCCCCGACCTACGCGCAGCGTCCAAGAAGATCGACCTGCTCCCTTACTCGTCCCCCGGAGGTTCTAGGCGTGGACGCTAATTTCGACCCACGCCTCATTGCCTGGCTCGCTTCGGTCTCTTCAGATCCATTTGCGTTCGTTATGGGTGCGTTCCCCTGGGGGCAGCCTGGGCGCCTCCAAGACGAAGTCGGCCCCGAGGAATGGCAGAAGGCCCTCCTCGGCCGCATCCGAGATGGCCTCATCACCGCCGAGGCTGCGATCCAGGAAGCCACCGCTTCCGGTCACGGGGTTGGAAAGTCGTGCTGCGTTGCCTGGATCATCCTCTGGGCCATCTCCACCATGACCGATACCAAGGGCGTGATCACCGCCAACACCGAAACCCAGTTGAAAACCAAAACCTGGGCGGAGCTTGGCAAGTGGTACCATCTCTTCATCGCGAAGGATCTGTTCAAGCTCACCGCCACCTCGCTCTTCCACCCCGAGCGGGAGCGCACCTGGCGCATCGACATGGTCCCTTGGTCCGAGCGCAACACCGAGGCCTTCGCCGGCCTGCATAATAAAGGCAAACGAATCCTCCTTATCTTCGACGAAGCCTCCGCCATTCCCAACGTAATCTGGGAAACTTCCGAAGGCGCGCTCACCGATGAGGACACGCAGATAATCTGGTTAGTCTTCGGCAACCCAACCCGCAACGTGGGGCGCTTCAAAGACTGCTTCCCGGGCGGCTCCTTCTCCACCTACTGGCACTCCACCGAGATCGATTCCCGCACCGTTCGCTTTACCAACAAAACCCAAATCTCCAAGTGGATCACCGCCTATGGCGAAGATTCCGACTTCTGCCGCATCCGCATCTACGGCCAGTTCCCGCGCGTTGGCGAGATGGAGTTCTTCTCTGCTGAAGATGTCCAGGCAGCTGCTCTTCGCGATGCTGTTTCTGGCATATCTGACCCCCTTGCTCTTGGGGTTGATGTTGCACGCTATGGGAAGAATTCTTCTGTCATCTACCCGCGCAAGGGAAGGGATGCGCGGACTTATGATCGGCAGCGGTACCAAGGACTGAGCACCGTCCAACTCTCGGATCGGATTTTCGAGGCCAACTTCACCTACCATGCAGATGGGATCTTCATTGATGGTGGCGGCGTGGGCGGCGGCGTCGTCGATCAAATCCGCGCCAAGGCCCTACATTGCTACGAAGTCCAATTCGGCGCCAAGGACGACACTCCGCACCACACCTGGGGCAGCCAAGGCGAGCGTTACGCAAACAAGCGCTCCGGGATGTACGGCGCAGCCAGAGCCTGGCTCAAAACCGGTTGCATTCCCAACGACCCCGATCTCCTTCGCCAATTCTCCTCCATCAAATACACCATCAACAAGCGCGATGAAATCCAGCTGATCTCCAAAGAGGACATGCTGAAACTCGAGCCCGATCTCGAGCTCGATGATATCGATGCCTTCGTCACCACCTTCGCGCACGCCTTGGCCCCCCATGAATTCGCAGGTGGCGAGCACGCCCGCAAGCCCCTCGTCGAGCATGAATACGATCCCTACCATACCTTCGAACTGGAGGACGCATGAGCCTCTCCGCCCCCACTCCTACGCCCCCGGCACCGGTGCTCCCTTCCGCCACCCCTGCGGCCCCACCCGCGTTCGGTGCGCAGACCGCCCCTGGGCAAAAGCCAAAAGCCAAGGCCTCACAGCCCACCTTTCTCGGTGCGCAGCTTTCTTCCAATACCTCCAATCCCTCTAACACGGGTCAAAAGACCCTTCTCGGCCAATAACATGACCAAAGCACAATGGAAAGCTTATTGGCGGCAAGTACGAATCATCCACCGTGAGACACAGAAAGTCGCTTGGGACGTAATGTTCTTTGGGGAAGGATATAGCCAATCAGGCCCTGATATCCCCGACTGGATTCGACACATTCCATTAAATGAAATCCGTTCATGCCCGTAGTCCCGATCACCAAGAACCAGCCCTCCGCTCCCGCTCAGCCCATGCCCTCTGAGCCAGCGCTGCTGATGGCCCTCGCCGAGATGCACCGCCAAGGGCGTTTCGAAAAGCCCCCCGCAAAGGAACCCACGTAGTGCAATACGGCTCCGCTGCAGCCACCTCCACCTACCCCAACCTCTCCCCTGAGGCACGGGCAAAGGTGCGCCGCGCGACCGAACGTCTTGCTCCCGGCCCAGCTTCCGCTCCCGACCTTGCCTTTCGCCGAGGCTCCGAATCCCGCCTCATAGGCTTTCGCGTGAACCGCTTCTCCTGGTGGGTCCACTGGCGCGAGCTCGCCGACTATGAACTCCCTCGGAGGTACAAGTGGCTGATCACCCCGAATCAGATGGCCCGAGGCTCCCCGATCAACGCCCACATCTTAGACTCAACTGGCTCCATGGCAGCACGGAACTTGGCTGCTGGGATGATGATGGGATGCAGTGATCCTACCAAGCGCTGGTTCCGCTACAAACTAGGGCGATTGGATTCCACGCAGACCTCGCCTGTGTCCTTGTGGCTCGCTGAGGTCGAGCGTATTATTGGGCTGGTCCTCGCCGAGAGCAATTTCTATGACTCCCTAGCCATCTTCTACTTCGACCTCGTCGTCTTCGGCACAGCTTCCATGCTCATCTACGAGGACTTCGACAATGTCATCCGATGCGTCAATCCTTGCTTGGGTGAGTATTACGTTGATAACGATGGTCAACTTCGCCCTTGCATCTTTGCTCGGGAGTTTACTTACACTGTTTCGCAGGCGGCGGAAGAATTCGGCGTTGAAAATCTTTCCCCATCCACGGCCTCCCTCTGGGCCCAAGGCGGGACCTCCCTAACCCGCGAACTCGTCATCGCCCACATGGTGGAACCCAACATCGACGGAAGGACCTACGGTGTCCCAGAATCCTTCGCCTATAGAGAATGCTATTGGGAGTGGGGTGGCTCTGCATCTCCTCAAGGAGGCTCATCGTACAGCCCGGGTCTACTCCGCAAGCGAGGTTTTCATGAGTCACCCGCCATCGTCACACGATGGGATCTCGTATCTAATGATGCGTACGGTCGATCACCAGGTATGGATGCTCTACCCGATATCAAACAGCTGCAACTAGAGACGAAGCGGCTCTCGCAGGGCATTGACAAAATGGTCAACCCTCCGATGATCGCCGATGTCCAACTGAAAAACCAACCCGCCTCCCTCCTCCCTGGTGGTGTAACCTACGTCTCCGGCATGATCGCTCAGGGCAAAACCGGCTTCGCTCCGGTCTACACTGTCGATCCCAAGGTCAACGAAATGCGGGAGCAGCTTGGGGAGGTCCGAGCCCGCATCGGGAGCACCTTCTACAATGACCTCTTTAAAGTCATCTCCCAGTTCGAAACGCGCTCGAACGTCACCGCCACCGAAATCGACGCTCGCCGGGCCGAAGCAATGCTTATGCTCGGTCCAGTGCTTGAGCGACTCAATCATGAGGGATTTGCCAAGATACACGATCGGGTCTTCGGCATTGCGTCGCGTGCAGGCATCTTGCCGCCAGCGCCAGCAGAGGCTCAAGGCAAACACC